GCAAATGGATAGAGCAAGGTTAAGCGACAGTAGTTTTGTAAGTAAGATAAATGTAAAAGAAAGAGAATTTGATACTGCTGCAAATGAATATAAAAATACACAAGGCACAGGATATACTGTAGAAAGACTACATCCAACTCCGTATACGCTTAGTGTAAATGTAGATATTTGGAGTACAAATACTGAACAAAAATTACAAATACTAGAACAAATTTTTATGATGTTCAATCCTGATTTAGAATTTCAAACAAACGATAATTATGTTGACTGGACAAGTTTAACTGTACTACAACTTGAAAATATTAATTTTAGTAGCAGAAGTATTCCTACAGGAACAGAATCAGAAATAGATGTAGCAACATTAAGTTTTATTGCTCCTATATACATTTCACCGCCAACTAAAGTTAAGAAACTTGGTGTTATTACAGAAATTATCAACAGTGTGTTGAACTTTGATTCAGGAACTATTGAACTAGAAGGATTTAATCCTGATACAAGTGATACTACCAAAGCAGCAACAGGCACAGTTGTAATGCCTGATGGTACTGTTATAACAAAAGATCCTGCAACACCTCCAGCAGCAGTTGTTGATGAGAATGGACAAATAACCTATCCACCGATCAAACCAGAAGATACTCGTGCAACAGTTATTAAAACTTCACCAGATGGTAATGTTAACCTTTCTCAAGTGAACACAGCAAGTTACAGAAACTTTGACATAATTGTAGAAGGAAGCATTGCTAGACTAGGCAGGAACGCTGCACGTATTGGAGATATAAACTGGTACAATGTTTTAGAAGCAGAAGCACCTGCTAAGTATCAGCCAGGTATAAGTCAAATACGTTTGAAAAGAGGAGAACTACTTACTCCTATAGTTGCAACATTTGCAATCAACGGTAATAATACGCAGGAAATAACTTTAACATTTGATATTGATACAGTGCCTAATGATTCTATTATAAATGGATATTCAAATAGAGGTACTATAGATTACATAATAAATCCAAGAGATTTCAATCCTAATGTGGTTAAAGCACCAGGTATACGTTTGTTAATGTTACAACCAATCGGCGGTGCAATAGAAAGAATACAAACCATTGTAGGTAGCACTACAAGAATAGAAACAGAAGTCGATGCTGATGCAGTATATGATTTTGATGTTTTTGTAGATAACGTAAGAGTAACTGATGCAGCTACGCAAGAAACAATTGACGGATCTCTAGTAATAAGATTAGCAGATGCTCCGAACCCAGGAGAAGAGTTGCGTTATGTATTATACATAAACGAAGACGGTGCTGATGCGTGGAAAAGCACAGGCGGCAGAGATTTTATTGCTGACACACACGATATTGTAGAATGGGATGGATCACAATGGAATGTTATATTTGATGCAAGCGAGTCTACTGATAGCATTTACATAACAAATTTAAACACTGATCAACAATTTTATTACAACGGATATTATTGGCAATTTGCTGTTGATGGATTATATCCAAGTGGCAGCTGGGATCTTATCATTTAAGCTAACTACTGTATGAACCAAATTATTTGTAGTGGTGCGTTATTCTATTCTTTGGGCACCAAGCGTTTTTTAATGTTACATAGAACACAAGGTAAAACTAAAAACCAATGGGGTTTAGTTGGCGGCACTAACGAAAGCACCGAATCACCTTGGGAAGCATTACAAAGAGAAATAAAAGAAGAAATAGGCGAAGTACAAAATATTAAAAAAATTGTTCCATTAGAAAGTTTCATATCAAACGATCAACATTTTTATTTTCATACATATCTTTGTGTAGTTAAGAATGAATTTATACCCGCACTAAATGGCGAACACGATGGATATGCTTGGGTAAGTTTTGGTAAATGGCCAAAGCCTTTGCACAACGGTTTAGCTAATACTTTACGTAAAAAAACTAATGCAACAAAATTAGAAACTACTATAAAACTTATTGATGTTTTTCTCGATAATGAAATAGTTGATTAAGTGCAATAACTTGTAATATATCTCCTGTATATGTAGCCATTTTTTCTTGTATTAATTCTACAATTGTTAATTCACCATCTAATAATTGCTTCCAATTATCTTCTATAAACTTTATATTTGTTTCTAATATTTCAGCAGATTCTGTAACACCTGTTCCGTTAATACATATATTTCCAACATCTTCTATTTCTAAGGATAAATTTAGATGTGCAGTGTCGTTTAAAAAGTTATTAAGTTCAATAATATATAAAGAAATACCTGTTTGCACTCCAGCTTCGACTTTCTTCATTAAGTCTGCAAAAAAGTCTTGAGCTAATTCAACATCGCCTTCAATTATTAATTCACCTGATTTATAAAGTTCTAATGTATCAACTTCTCCAGCAAGAGCTTTAAGTGCATTTTTAAGATCGACAATTATTTCTGCATCAGCATATGCTCTGCTAATCTTTACACCTTTTGAATCAAAGTAAATTTCTCCTACATTATCAATAATCATTTTAACACTACCAGCGGAGTATTTGTAATTACTTCCAAGCTTCTTTTCTATTTGTGTAAATATCGATTTAGCAACAGGGTTGAATTTTATTAAACTTTCTTCTTCAGTATAGTCTAAAAATTCTAGATCATAATCTGTAATATTAGGATCAAATGTATTTTTAAATTTATCGTTCAGCCATTTAAAATCATTAATTTTTCTTAGTGCATCCTTATTATTTTTAAATGCTAAACCATATTTTGCTCCTTCATATGCTCCAGCAATAGTTTCTGCACCAAAAGGTTTATCACCTCCTCTTGAACACCAGGCCTTTAATCTAAAAGTAGTTTCGTCATCAACTTGTCTATCAATAGCTTTACTTGCAAGTTTTGCACACTCTCTAAATCCACTTCGCCACGCACTAAAGGCATCTGTGTTAAATGCAGTAACGTTACTCATTCTGTTTATGCCTTTGAAGTTTTTACTGATACTTGTAGTCATATCAGCAGTTTCTACATCCATATTCAAAGTAAGATCAGTTGGTAAAAGTTTTACGCCTCCGTATCCATAAATTAAATCATTTACAGGATTTAAACTTCTCCATACAAATACTGTTTTATAACCGTCTATGTCATAGTATGCAATTTGATGATCAAATTCAAAATCTTCTAATATTTCTGCATCGCCATCTACAACCCAAAACATTTTTGTATTAACTAATTTTGCGGCAGCAATATGAGCTTGGTGAATACCTTTTACCTTATCTACACGCTTTGCATTAGGATATGCTTTAAGCAATGTTTCATAATTTTTTTCTGCGTTTGCTTCACCGTTACTAATAAACACAATATCAAAATCATTTGCAACACTTGCAAGTTGGTCGTATTCTTTTTTAATTGCTAAAAATCTATAATCAATTTCGTGTTTTGTCAGTAAAATATTTTTTGTTGTTAGTGCAACGCCGTCATAAAAATTTCCATTTTTCCAAACGTGGTTAATTTTTCTTTCGTATTGATTATGATGTGAAATATATAAATCAAACTTAAAATCATCTACCACTGAAATATCATTGTATATCATATAAAACATATCTGTTTTAGATTGTTCTCTTGCACGTAAATAATCATCATAATTTGAAATTATAAATTGTTCATATTTTTTAGGATTACTAGCAACTACTTTCCATTCTTTTTTATTAACATAAAAACGTGCTTCAACTTCTTTTTCAGTAGCAAGTGATTTTTTGCTAAACAAAACTATACCATCGTAAAATTCATTATTTAAAAAAACGTGATTAATTTCTCTATCAAATTTATTATGATGACTAAAATATAAATCAAATTTAAAATCATCGCATACATCTACATCAGATGGTACGCCCCAAAACATATCCGATTTTGTTTCTTTTAATGCATTTAAATAATCATTGTAATTGTTAATAACAAACTTTTCATAGGCACGTGGATTACTTACAATTATATTATGTTCTTTTTTATTTGTATAAAATCTGTGTTCAACTTCTTTCTCTGTTACAGGATTACCTTTACTGTATAAAGCAACTCCATCAAAGTTTTCTCCATTTAAAAATAAATGTGTAGTTCCAGTATCAAGTTCATCTGCATCATAAAAATATTCATTTATATCAAAATCATTTAATATCACATCGCTTGGTACACCTAAAAACATTTGTGTTTCGGTTTGATCTAAGGCATCTAAATAATCTTTATAATTGTTAATTGAAAAAACATTAAAAGGTTTTGGTTTACTAACAACTTCGTTGTGTTCTATTCTGTCAGCAATAAATCTATATTCTATTTCTTTATTTGTAACAATACTATTCTTACTAAACAAAACTAATCCGTTGTATTTGTTATTATTAAGCCAAACGTGATTTTTGTTTTTTAAAGCTTGATTATGGTGATCAATATAAAAATTAAAAACATTATCATCTGTAATTTCAATATCATCTGGTACACCCCAAAATAATTCTGTGTTAGAATTTTGCAGTGCATATTCATATTCTGCATAACTGTTTATGTTAAACTTGTCATAGGGCTTTGGCGTACTTGCCATAATCCTAACTTCTTTTTTGTGAATATAAAATCTATGAGCAAGCTCTTTATCTGTTATTTGATAGTTTTTAGGAAAAAGTGCAACACCATCTAATGTATCTATATCTCCGTTGCCAAAAACGTGTACATTGTCGTGACTCCATTCATCGGGCTTGTAACTAAATTTAAAAGTATCTCTTACATTAATATCTTCCCATATTACCCAAAACATTCCTGTGTATGATTTAGCCTGTGCTTCATACCAATTATCTACAGTTTGTAAATGAGGAATCTTTTGTGTTAGTTTGTCAATATCATCTTGATTGCTGCCTATATAAAATGCATCAAACTTTTCGTTGCCTTTATACACATCATATTCACCGCAAATGTGTATATGCTGCCTTGGCTCTGCATCAACTTTTTTTGTTGGAACTAATCTTACTTTGTCCCAACTTTTTACTTTTCTACTTTCTTTATATACATAAGGAAATTCGTGAATTTGTACTTCGTCGGTTGCACGTGGTTTAAACCACCAAGGAAAACTATCGTATACTCTTATATTTTTGTCCACAAGCCAAACATAATCACTATCAAAGTTTTGCTCATACACCTTGTCTAAATTACAATAGTCATCAATTTTTAAAACTGGATATCTATCAAATATTAAATTTTTTAATTGATCTTGACCGTTGTGTAACGGCTTAGAAAATTTTTCAAATCTATCAATTGCTCTCATAGTGTATAAGCCTTTGTTCCTAAATGCCCTAATTTTATTTCAGTGTCTACCCAAACATCAATGCCGTGATGCATTGCTTGATTGCAAAAGTATATATCCTCTCCACTGAACGTATCGTTTATTTTGTTATATTCGTGTACAAACCAAGGCTTAGGCAGTGTGTGAAAAACATCTATATCAATCAGCATACAACCCATTCCTACTGCCCAAATTTTGTGTAGTCCTTTTTGATCTAATCTTTTTTCTGGATTGTCTGGATCTGTAAAAGCAACAGATTGCATTGGTTCATACCTTGTGCTGTAAGTTGCAGCACAAATATCTTTATTATGCGAATACAGTTTATCTATCATATTTGAAGGAAATTGTATATCGCTGTCTAAAAATAATATTTTATCACTGTTTACAGATAATGCTTCTTCAACTAAACGTGTCCTTGATTCACAAATAACACTACCAGCAAATAGATGTAATTCAAAATCTATTTGTTTTCGTGTAAGTCTGTTAGTTAAATTAACTAAACTTCTTGTAAACAAAGTATGCACTTGGTCTCTGCAAGGCACACAGATACTTAACTTCATAGTGTGTTAGTTGGTATCAATTCTTCGTTTAAATCTTTTTCAGCATCTATTGTTTTTTGATTTAGTCTTCTTGCTGTGCCAGTAGCAACCTTTACAGCTTCTGAAAAATCATCACCCAAGCCTGCCATTGCTAACATATTTTCTGGTTGTACTTTTCCCAACGTTAACAAATCAACACCTGCTGCTTTACCAAGTTTTTGAATCCAGTGATGTCTTTCATCGTCTTCAGGAATATCAAGTTCTGCAATTGCGCTTTCTGCCTCAGCTGCAACACTTCCAGCATCAATTGTAGCAAGTTTTGCAAGTTTACGTGCTTTTGTATATTCGTCTGCTAGATCAATATTCATTACTTCATATAATGTTTTCATAATTTCTCCTATGTGTTTAAGGAAAATAATATCCGCCAAATGAACTACTCATAGAAATTGTTGAGCCATTTGATATACCTATGTATGGTCCTAAATCGGCACCTAAACTAATGTTGCTAGATGGCCCACTAAAGTAGTTGGATATCTGACTCATAGTAATTGTACTGCCAGTATTAGGTAATGCCATATTATTTTCTCACATTCATATTCATTATAATAACAGTATTTAACATCTATGTCAAGCCTTGTAATTATTTATCTAGCAATTTTTT